ACCTTTACATATTTGGAAGAATACCAAAAAATTAAAAAGGCAAGATCTGTAGAAACATTATTGGAAGTTTAATGAGCAAGGGTGTAATAATATTTGCTCACAATAATCGGCAGATTGATTATATCCGCATGAGCATACTTGCGGCAAAATTAGCAAATAAAAATTTGCAAGTTCCTGTATCACTAGTTACTGATCCATCAACAATTGATTGGATGAAAGAATCTAATATTGAAAAAACAGTAACTGAAACATTTGATAATGTTATTATAACACAAAGACCAGACGATACAAACAACATTAAAAATTACAATGACGGAAAAAACAAAGCACACGATACTTTCACTAATGGTAATAGATGTAGTGTTTGGGATCTTACACCTTACGATAGAACATTAATGATAGACACTGACTATCTTACTTTAACAGATACATTATCTAACTATTGGGATGTTGACGAAGATTTATTAATAAGTCCTAAGTATAATGATATACAAGGTACTGAAAGAATAGGATATCTTGATACACACATTTCAGAAACAGGTATAGACATGTTATGGGCAACCACTGTAATGTTTACAAAAAATGAAACTACTAAAATATTTTTTGACTTAGTATCACATGTAAAAGAAAAATATAAAATGTACAGCGATATCTATAGATTCAATCCAATTATTTTTAGAAATGATATTGCATTTAGTATTGCAAAACACATAATGAATGGCTATCAGAAGATAGATGAATCTAACTTGCCTGATATTTTTTCAACAGCAGATACAGATGTGTTGGTTGACGTTAGTAAAGAAAGATTAAAATTTTTAATTGCACAAAATAACAGTGATGATTATGTTGCTACCAGCGTTCGCAATAAAGATGTTCATGTAATGAATAAGTTTAGTATTATGAGGAACTATGATAACCTTATGGAGTTAGCACAATGACGTTTGGATATTTAATTATTGTTAATGATACTGACACATCTAACTATGCTAGATTAGCATACACTCTTGCATTAAGTATTAAAAACACTCAAAAAGAAGGTTTCGATAAAGTAGCATTAGTTATAAATGATAAAACAAAAATAGAAGGTTATACTTCAACCTGGGTATTTGACGAAATAATAGAATGGGATGGTGCAGTACACTGGGACGGTAGATCTTATATGGACGAACTTACACCATGGGATGCTACAATTTGTTTAGATGCAGACATGTTGTTTTTAAGAGATTACAGTCATTGGGCAGAATACTTTATTAAGAATAGTGAATTATATATTGCAAATAAAGCATATACATATAGAGGTGATATAGTTACTGGCGATTACTATAGAAAATGTTTTACAGCAAATGAATTACCTAATTTATATTCTTTCTATACATTCTTTATTAAAAACAGTTCAATGGGGAAAGAGTTTTTTGATCTACAAAGACAAATTATTCTAAATCCTGAACTGTATTCTAATAATTTTTTAGCAAAACACAAGCCAAGTATTGTAGGTACAGATGAAGCGTTTGCACTTGCATCAAAAATATTAGATATAACTGATGAGATTGCGTATCCTTTAGAATTTCCTAAAGTAGTACACATGAAGGGAATGATACAGGATTGGCCTTACGGTGCTGATAATTGTTACGATCATATAGGATTTTATTTAAACAAACAAGGAAAATTAAAACTTGGTAACTTTGAACAAACTGATATAGTTCATTATGTTAACAAAGAAACAGTCACGCTGGAAACAGTAAACATATTGGAGGAAATAGCATGGCAGAAAAACAAATAGAACTTCCTGATTTTGATGAGTGGGTTAAAAACTACGAGCATAAGCCTGTAGTATATAATGCAGCATTTGATTCTGAATCAGGTCGTGTATTATCTGTAGGGCCAGATCATACAGTTAACGAAAAACAATATGAAAATATTATAACTCTTGAATCAGATGTTGCTGAAAAAATTATATCCGGCGAAATTAGTATGAGCAAATGTTTTATTGATCCTGATCAAGGAGAATTAGAAATTGTTGAAAGAAGAGATTTATATAAAATAGATGATGTACTACACAGAATCATTGTTAAGAAATATTCAGAGATTAAAAAACCAGACATCTACTTAGAACATAATGCTAAAACAAATGTATTATCTATAGAACTTAGTGAAGAATTTGGCGGAACATACAAACAACAAAAAGGTATTGATGTTGCAAAAAGAAAAATGTTTTGGAATGGCGAAACACAACTCGATTTTACAATTACAGAATATAATGATCCTAATGTTATTACTGATAATTTTAGTGTAACAATTAATGATCTAATTGGTAAAAAAGTTGAACTTAAAGAACTTAATATTAACAGATTCTTTAGCGTATACACAAGACGCTTATTTAAAAACTATATGATTGAGGAAAGATGAAACGAGTAATTGAGTTTGATGTATTCTTTTTAAGTTATGATGAACCTAATGCGGATCTTCATTATGCAGATCTATGCAATAAAGTTCCATGGGCAAAACGTATACACGGTGTAAAAGGTTCGGATCATGCACACAAAGCAGCAGCAGATCAATCAGAAACTGATTGGGTGTTAACTGTAGATGCAGACAACATTGTATATCCACAATTTTTTGATATTGAAATAGACATGGATAATCCAGATATACAAGCATATAGTTGGTGCGGAAAAAATAATGTAAATGGTTTACGATATGGTAATGGCGGCTTAAAACTGTGGAATGTTGAACATGTAAAAAATATGAAAACTCACGAGAATGCTGATAGTGAAAGAGCTCAGGTAGACTTCTGTTGGGAAACAGGATACAGAAACTTTCCAAAGACTTTCAGTGATACTGTAATTAATTTTAATCCGTTTATGGCATGGCGTGCAGGATTTAGAGAAGGTGTAAAAATGACACTAGACGGTGGTTTAAAAGTTCCACCACAAGAGATTGAAAAGCGTGTATGGTGGCATAACATGCACAGACTAAGAATGTGGAGTACAATTGGTAGTCATGTTGAAAATGGATTATTTGCAATCTATGGTGCAAGACTAGGAACATATCTTACAAATTGTACAGACTGGGACCATATACAAGTAAGAGATTTTGAATCACTACGTGAATTATATAACGAGCAATGCAAACAGCATGAAGATGGCTCTGGGTTAGAACAAGAAGTAAAGCATTTAGGAAACGAAATAAAAAATCAACTAGGAATAGATTATCCTTACCTAGATAAACAGATGAGCAAGTATACAGTTGATTTGTATAACGAAGCAATCAACATGGGAACAACCTACTATAGTCAAACGTATGTATGATGTATTTCTTATTAGCAATGGAACAATTAATATTGATGTTTGGACAAACTTCAAACAGAAATATCCCAATGCACAAAAAGTAGAAAACTGTGAATCTTTTCAACAGGTAGCAGTAAAGTCACTTACAAAACACTTCTGGGCAGTGTGGGATAATTTAGAACTTAATAATGAATTCCAATTAGATTATAAAATACTTGAATGGGATAACGATTACATTCACGTGTTTAAGAATGGAAACTACTACGATGGCGTGTGTATATTTCCTAAACATGCTAAAGTATTACAGAGAGAATGGGATTATAGATTTTTTACAAACAAGAAAGAAATAGATATAGTTGCAAGTGATCCTAAACCTTATGATGTTGCTTTTATATCTTACAAAGAAAAATTTGCAGAAAATAATTATAAAAAATTATTAAAACGTGTGCCATATGCACAATGGACACGTGATGTTAAAGGAATACATCAAGCACACATAGAAGCAGCAAAACTTGCTACGACTGAAATGTTTTATATAGTTGACGCTGATGCAGAAGTAGTAGACGAATTTAATTTTGATATGCAAATACCTTACTATGATTTTAATGCAAGGAACAGTGTTTATGTATGGCGCAGCAGAAATCCTGTCAATAATCTAGAATATGGATACGGCGGAGTGAAACTTTTCCCTAGACAAAAAACAATAAACATGGATACTACTAAACCAGATATGACTACAAGCATATCAGAAAGTTTTCGCCCTATGGATACTGTTGCAAATTCGACAGTAATTAACACAGATGCGTTCACTGCCTGGAAGAGTGCTTTTAGAGAATGTGTAAAATTATCTAGTAGGACTATAGATAGACAAGATGATACAGAAACAACAGATAGATTAGATGTATGGTGTACAGTTGGTAAAGAAAAACCATACGGTGAGTATACTATACGAGGAGCCAATGAAGGCAGAGAGTATGGTAAACAAAATAGTAACAACATAGAGGCACTATATAAAATAAATGACTTTGCTTGGTTAAAGGAACGGTTCGATGAAAGATAAAGAACGAATACAAAGTTTTGAACCAATGATGGACGAGATATCGCCTACCTTCTGCTTGGCTAAATGGCATCACACTACTATCTATTTAGGAACAGGAGAGACACACAGTTGTTATCATCCTGCTCCTCACAAAATTCCGCTGGAGGGACTCGAAGAGAATCCTAGCCTACTGCATAATACACCTCAAAAAAAAGCCGAAAGGCAGGCTATGATACACGGAGAGAAACCCAGCGGATGTCAATACTGCTGGAATGTTGAGTGCATGGGTAAAGATTACATTAGTGATCGTAAAGAACGTAATGCAAGTATATACACTCCAGAAAGATTTGACACAATAAAACAAGACCCAATGGCAGATGTAAATCCTCAATATGTAGAAGTATCATTTGGTAATGAATGTAACTTTAAGTGCGGTTATTGTCACCCTAAACATTCTAGCAGTTATTACAAAGAGATAGAGAAACACGGTCCGTACACTATGGTTAAAAATCATAGGAATGATATTGACTGGTTTAAAATACACAAAGATGAAGAAACAAATCCATATGTCAAAGCATGGTGGAAATGGTGGCCTGAGTTACGTAAGACACTTACAATTTTACGTATTACAGGAGGAGAACCATTACTACAGCAAAGCACATGGCGTATGTTCGACGAACTTGAAAAGAATCCATGTCCTAATTTAGAACTAAACATCAATACCAACTTAGGTGTTAAGCCTATCCTTATTGAACGATTTACTGACAAAGTAAACAGTTTAGTTGATAAAGGTTGTATCAAAGATTTTAAAGTTTTTACAAGTATTGACACATGGGGACCACAAGCAGAGTATATTAGAACAGGATTGGATTTAGAACTATGGGAACGTAACCTTGATACATATTTTACTAAAACAAATATGCCATTAACATTTATGGTCACGTTTAATATTTTAACTGTAACTAACTTTAGTAAACTATTACAGAAGTTTTTAGACTGGCGTGTAAAATATAATAGTGAAAATCAAACTAAATGGCAGCGTATTAGATTTGATACTCCTTATCTAAAAGAACCGTTACAGTATGATATGAATATACTTCCTAAAAATGAATTTGTTCCTTATATGAAACAGCATTTACAGTTTATAGCAGAAAATTTAGATGATGCAGACAAACATAAGTTTAGTATACTTGAATATGAAAAGTTTAGACGTGTAGTTGATTACATGGCTAGTACAAATTATACTACAGAGCGTGTACAAGAAGGAAGACGTGACTTCTATAACTGGTTCACCGAATACGATAAACGTAGAAATGTAGACTTTGTAAATGTTTTTCCTGAATTAGAAGGATTTTATAATGACTGTGCCAAATAAAACTTTCTGTATACTACCATGGATACATCTCTATGCAAATCCAGACGGCACTGTTCTACCTTGTTGTGTAGGAGACTGGCAGCAATCTATGGGTAATGTACAAGACGGCTCATTAAAAGAAGTATTTAATAATGAAAGTTTTAAAAGAATGCGTAAGAATATGTTGGCTGGAAAAAAATGTAGCCAATGTACTGCATGTTATCGAGATGAAGATTCTGGTAACAGTAGTTTTCGTAAGCACAGCAATGAGCAGTTTGAAAAATATATAGACAACGCTATTGCAACAACAAATATTGATGGAACCATAGATGATTTTAAACTAAGGTATCTAGATGTAAGATGGAGTAATATTTGTAATTTTAAATGTAGATCCTGCGGTCCTTTGTATTCAAGTAGTTGGGCACAAGAACACGGCAGCGAAAAAATCTTTACCTATGCAGGCGGAGTTAACAATGATGAACTATACAAACAGTTCGAACCACACTTTGATACTATAGAAGAATTTTATTTTGCCGGTGGCGAACCGTTATTAACTGACAAACATTACGATATACTTGAATACTTAATTGAGAATGGAAGAACAGATGTAAAATTAAGATATAACACAAACATGAGTGTGCTAAAATACAAAAATAAAAATGTATTAGACATGTGGAAGAAGTTTTCTAATGTTTATATTGGTGCTAGTCTTGATAGTTGGGGTCCACGTGCTGAATATATTAGGCATGGAACTATATGGAATGTTATAGAACAGAATATTAGAACTGTAAGAGAACAAGCACCGCATATACATATGCAAACTAATACAGTGGTTTCAATACTAAACATAAAAACACTCACAGAATTTATAGATTACATGTTAGAAAGTGGGTTAGTAGACGTTAAAAACTATAATCCACATTTTTATGTAATAATGAATCCAGAATTTTTAAGTTTGCAATTACTTACTGACGAAGAACTGGCGGATACTGCTAAAAAATTGACAGAGTATGCTAATAATAAAGGCGGAAATATTAAACAATCTCTACAAACTGTAATTAATGGATTAAAATCAACACTACATAATCCTAATATTATAGACAAATTTAAAATTACTATTGATCACCATGACAGAAAAAGAAAAGAAGACGGTCCTTTAACGTTTCCTGAACTAGAGGATTTAATGGAAGAATGAAAATCTACTTTGACACACTATTAAGTAATGAATCTAATCAGAACAAACTAGCAACTAAGGGCAACACAGACTATTGGCTTGTAGCACCCGGTGCTCCTGTGAAACAAAAGTGTATTGATATGGGGTTGAACGTTTGTGAGTTAACAACTATCGACGATAATGGAATATATTTTGTAGATGTTAGAGGAGATCCCCAGTGGTGGGCAGGAGTTTTAACTAATACTGGAGTCCCTCATAAGCATATTTTATCTTGTATACCAAAAGAAATAAGAAAACTAGTCAAAGATAAAAAAATTAGACTTGTAATAAACGCTGACAGAGAAGGTGGCCCGATGGTTACACAGCATTGGGATTGTTTCTTATCTACACATAATACTATGATTGAACTTGGGTTTCCTAAGGATAGTGTTTTAATACTACAGGGTAATAAAAAGGTTGAACAACAATACCGTAGATGGAGAAAATACAAAGGTGTTGATAAGATATATGACGTGATGTATAGTAATCACTTTGGAAACATATTCGGAGATGCGAATTTGCCTACTAGTCCTGTCATAAAATACGCTATGGCAAACCCTGCCAGCAAGGATTACAACAGCCTTAACAGAGTTTATCGTCCCCAACGTGGCGCACACTTATATAGATTAATGAAAGACGGCTTTGTAAATAATGGAATAGTAAGCGGCAATGAAATAATACTTAGAGATAAAGATACAGAAAATTTAGTAGGTGACTATCAAGATATAGAGAAAGAGTTTCCTAAGTTTATAGACGGAGACTGGAGTAAAACAAATGCTGCTAATCAGTATAACGTTGACATATATAAAAATAGTCTGCTTACAGTAATCACAGAAACTATATTCCTGCATGATGTTGCATTTATTACTGAAAAGATATTTAAACCTATTACAATGGGTCATCCACTTGTATTATTTGCTAGCCAAGGAACCCTTAGATGTCTTGAACAAATGGGATTTAGAACAGATTGGTGTGGAATAGATCCTGCATACAATGACATAGAGGATAATCTAGAACGCTTTAATGCAACACAACAAGTTATTAACGATTGGATCGAATTAAAACAAGAAGAAAAAATTGCTAGATTAGAAAAGAGTATAGATACAATACAGCACAATTTTGATTTAATTAGACACAGTGACTTTTATGCTGATGCAATACACGAAGCAGTTGTTAGAACAGAAAAGTATTATGAAACCGTTTAATCAATACAAGAGATTTTTTGCATTTGGGTGCAGTCTGACAAGTTATAATTGGCCAACGTGGGCTGATATTGTAGCACAGGAAGTTCCTGAGTATTATAATTATGCACAAAGCGGTGGCGGCAACTTATTCATATCCAACGGAATAGTAGAAGCAAATCTTACACATAAATTTACAGAAGATGATTTAGTAATGGTTATGTGGAGTAGTGTTAGTAGAGAAGATCGTTATAAGAATAATAGATGGGAAACACCTGGTAATATCTATACTCAAAGTGTAATAGATATGGATTTTGTTTACAAGTGGGCAGACGATAGATTTTATCTTATGAAAGATTTAGGAATAGTTGAACAGGCTTCTGTTTATTTAAAAAGTTTGCCCTGCGATACTGAAATGTTTAAAATGGTTGATTTTGAAGAAACTAAAATGACAGATAATATTAAGAAAAATCATCTAGTGGACATAATTGATTTATATAAGTCTACGTTAGATAAAGTAAAGCCGTCAGTGGTTGATATAGTATATAAAGGAAAATGGCCGCAAACTCCGATTAAAGGGTGGGGAGGAAAAGGTCAGACTGCTGACTATCATCCAACTCCACTTGGCTACTTAAAGTATCTTGAAAATTTTTATCCTGTTACTGACAAAATGAAAAGATTTTCGGCAGAGTATGATGCAAAAGTTTTGGAATGCAGAACGCTGGATGATACTGTAAAGTTTTGGTCCGCACCCGGCGTGAGGAGATTATAGTGCCCTGTATCAATACAGATAATCTTTTATACGTAAAAACATATAGCCTGCACGACAAGGAAGTTATAAAGATTGACAGGAACATTGGTTACTATGCAAAAGAAAATGTAGACTATGATTTTTTCTACATACAGTTTTCCAATGCTGATAGTTTCAGCATGTTTAGCATAGATGACATTGTATCTAAAGATATTTTAGATAGAGTAAAAGATAAAAAAGTTTTTCTCGTGCTTGACAATGGACTAGAACATTTTTATGAATGTGCAGATGCAATATACAGAGATATAGTTATAAAGTACAACATACCAGCAGAACAAATTATATTTTTATCAGCAGTACCAACAATGAACACACATGTTGCACAACTTGCAAAGAAACTAAAACTTCCTGAAATAAAAGTAGATTGGTTTAGTTTATTTGAAGCAACAGGAAAAGACGCAGCCAAAAAAGGAACTGTTGCTCTACCAAAGAAAAAAAATTATAATAAAAAGTTTTTGCTACTTAACAGAAGATGGAGATTGCATCGACCGTTACTAATTACACTTTTAAGATCACGTAATCTACTTGATCAAGGTTATATAAGTTTTGCACCAAGTGATGATGGACATAATTGGAATACAGTGTATCCACGATTGCAAGCCATGTACAATAATCATAATAGGATTTCTAAAATACTTTCAGACAATGCAGATGTAAAAAATCTTAAACCTATGTATTTAGATACAGAAGATTTAGTTACAAATCGTGCAATGCACGAAGATTCTATTTCAAAATATTATGTAGAAACATATTTTAGCATAGTGTCCGAAACTACATATCACGAGGGTACTCCATTCTTAAGTGAAAAAATTTTTAAAGCAATAGCAATGGGACATCCTTTTATAATAGTAACAGCACCTAATAGTTTACAATATTTGAAAGCATTAGGCTACAAAACATATTCTCCTTTCATAGATGAATCATATGATAGTATACAAGATGACGGTGATAGAATGTTGGCTATTTTAGATCAAATAGAAAAACTATGCAGTATGCCCAAAAAAACATTACGTAAGCAATGGCTACCAAATGTAAGGACTATTGCTAATCATAATAGAAACTTATTGTTAAAAAACTATAGTAAAGATTTGTGCGTTCCTATGAACTACTAGCGTCTTTTAAGGTGCTTTAAACGCATTTTAAGCGTCATACAGCGTTGTTTACAGTCACAGTGCTATAGTTGAACTATTGTGTATAAACCACGTTTAAAAGGCGGTTAACGTTGTTTTTGTAAATACTTTTGGATAGAGAATCATGGAAAAACTTAAACTTAAAATTAATTATTGGCCTATTCTTAGAACCCCTAATGTCAGCCAAAACAGTTTAGACGGCAAAAATAACGACCAATTATTAGTTCAACTTAATGGCAATACAGTATCTAACTTTAGGTTAGAACAGGTTAATATTCCTTCAAACATTTATGGACATGAAGAAGTAGTAGATATAGATTGGCATTTAGAAAAACCAAATACTCTTGTACTTACAAATATACAGAAATGGGAACCAACAGGAGAAAATATTAAGTTAGTTGCAGAACTTAAATTTACACCAATCAAGCAAGTTATGGAACCTCATACATATACTGAATATGAATTAGATTTTAAATATGATTTAACAGAGCTACCATCTGTACAGTTAGATAAATTTAATGACAACTTCGATATTGCTGAAGAATGGTTTCATTTTAAATTATTTGGTAAAGCATTATTACACAATCAACAATTAATTCCTGGGCATTGTTTTCATATAAAAGAAAATTTTACGTGGAGAGCTCCTATTGATGATACAGCAGTTATTCCTTTAATATTTGAATTTGAGGAATTTGGAAATGTAAAAACACATACTGCTATAAAATTTATACAGGGATTAAGATTTACAATTTATAAGGAACAAAAATGAAAATAGCATTTATAGGATTAGGCAAATTAGGATTGCCATGTGCAGAAGTAATTGCCAAAAAAGGACACAGTGTTCTAGGCTATGATGTTGATACAGTACATAGTGATTATGTAATTGTAGAAGATACTATCCAAGATGCAGTAAAGGATAGAGATATTGTGTTTGTTGCAGTTCCTACTCCACATGATCCTGCTTACGATGGTAAAGCACCTACAGCACATTTAGAACCAAAAGATTTTTCTTACGATATTGTTCATAGTGTTCTTGAAGAAGCAAATAAGCATATGAATAAAGATCAATTGCTTGTGCTTATAAGCACAGTATTGCCAGGTACAGTACGCAGAGAGTTTATACAACATGTTACTAATACACGATTTGTTTACAATCCATACTTAATTGCAATGGGAACTGTTGCTTGGGATATGGTAAATCCAGATATAGTAATGATTGGAACTGATGACGGAAGTGCTACAGGCGATGCTATTGAACTTGTAAGATTTTATCACACAATAATGGAAAACAATCCTAAGTATGAAATTGGAACTTGGGACGAGTGTGAATGCATAAAAGTTTTCTATAACACCTTTATTTCAACTAAGATTGGATTGGTTAATATGATGCAAGATGTTGCTGAACGTCAAGGTAATATCAATGTCGATAAAGTTACTGATGCATTATCTAACGCTACAAAAAGAATTACTAGTTCTGCATACATGAAAGCAGGAATGGGAGATGGAGGTGCATGCCATCCTAGAGATAATATAGCACTACGTTATATGGCTAAAAAATTAGATTTAGGTTATGATATCTTTGATGCAATTATGAATGCTAGAGAAGTACAAGCACAAAATATTGCAACCAAACTATGTGAAATTGCAAAAGAAAAAGAACTTCCTATCTTAATAAATGGTATTGCTTATAAACCAGGTGTGCCTTATGTTGACGGAAGTTATGCATTACTAGTTTCACAATACTGTCATGAATACGGATTTAATCCAATGAAAGTTGATCCGCTAGTGTATGGGGCCGATAAAGGACCTTATAGAGCAGTAGTTCTTCTTGCTCATCCAGAAATGTATATTGATGTTACTAATGATAGTGTTGTAGTTGATCCTTGGAGAGAACATACTTCGAATACATACGAAGTTGTACATTACGGTAATACTAGAGAATCTTCTTAGTCTTTTTTGCTATATCGGCTTTTAATAAACCAACATCTATTTTAAAATCTAAATTTTTGATTGTGTCTTTATACTCAGTCAAGGAGTTCAATAACTTTTTTGCAACATTATCTGGGTCGGTATTTTCTAGTTGTTGTTTGACATTGATTTCCCAGATACGTCCATCTGTAAATTCAATAATCATCTTCTCAACATAAGCAACCGGCATGGTGTCCATATATAAATCTTTGAACACCTCCGGCCACTCGTCTACTAGATGTTTAGGCGGCTTGAAGTAATGCCTATGCACTTGCTTATGCTTCTGCTTCTGCTTTTGCCTTAGAAGTTTTCTTCTTTGGCGGATCTAATTCGTCTGCTTGTCTACGTAATTGTGCTGCTTCTTTATACATAGCATCTGCTTGACTACGATATGATTTTGCAAGATCTGAATCAGATAATACACCATCCGTTTTAGGAGCCGCTACTGGCTCTTCGCTTGGAGTAGTTTCTGGTACTGTAGTTTGTGCTGCTACTTGTTCTTTAGTTGGAGCACCACTTACTAATGTGTATAATTCATCTACAGACATACCTTTTTGCTCTGCAATTAAAGTATTTAATTGTGAAAGATTAATTGTGTCTGTCGGTGTAGGAGTCATTGTTACATTATCAGTAGGAACTTTTCTTAAACGTCCTTCTGCTTGCATTGCTTGCAGCATTGGTCTTCCGTCTGAAAAAGTTCTGGAGAACATTAATTCTCCTAGTTCATTTGTCTGTTGTGCTTGATCGGAATCGATCATAGCCATCAATGAATCATGAACTTCATCTTTCAGTGTTGCAGTTTGCAATACTAAAGCATTGTTCGATTCGCCCGGAACTGTTCTAAATACTACAGCAACTTTGTCGCCTGTATTTTTCAGTTTTCCTACGTGTTTGATTTCTTTAGCCATAATTTACTTCCCTTGTGTTTGTTGTTCTTGTTGCTGCTTAGATACATGATCTAAGAACAATGTTAACTTGTTATAAGTTTTACCAACCGCTTCAAGTTCGTTAGCCTTAAATGCACCTCTTGTTGTAGCAATATCAATAATGCTTTTCACAGCATTTAGATCACTAATATTTAAATCAGGTGCTGCCGCAGTATCTGCGCCAGGTGTTGGTACTGGACCGCTTACCGGAGCAGCGGTCGCTTCTGTGTTTACTTCTGCTTCAGCAGGAGCATCAGTTTTGTTTACTTCTTCAGCCATTCTAGTTTCTCCTTAAGTATGGGCAAGCCAACATAAAAAATGTTAACTCTTTTTGTTCTTCAAACCCAACAAATGTTGCTGTTTGAAATTTGTCGTTACTTGTTACAGTAGGATATGTTAAAACACAATATCTTCCTGCAAGTTTAGATCTAATCCAATTTGTAACATCTCTATAGTTTTTATCTGCACTTGCAATCTTAGTTTTGCAGAAGTGCGGAGGCATTGTTTCCAATTTTCTAATATTCAAAACATCCAACGGATTTAGTTCTAACATAAAATTATTTATTAACTGCTACTATAACTATGATGATTCTTGGCTTAATCTTTTACTCAAAGCCTTGTTATATCCTAGTTTTTGGACATCTCCACTAAAGAGATATAGTTCAAATGCAGCCTTCTCCTTTAATACTGATATTGATCGTTTAGTAATATAATACGGTGAATCTATAAATTTGTCAAGCCATAAAAGTATTTGTGGAGTAATAGAAAAGTCTTTCGGAAAGTCAATCTTATAGATTTTGATTTCGGATTCATTCTTAATAAAATCCATTGCTTGGTCTGTTAGTCTTAGTCCACCATCATTTTTAACACGCACATTCCACCACCAATCCATTCTTTTGCTCTTTACTAGTTCGGCAGTAATGTCTAATTCAGCGGCTTTTAAAAAAATATTTGTGTAATTGTCTTTAACGTCCATTCCACTATTCTTTTTCTCCAGTGTTTAATTTATATACAGAAAAGTCAGTAGTGTTAAACAGTTTGTTAAGTTTCTTGGCTAAGTTTCTAGCATGACCAGGATTTGAAAATGAAACCTTTTTATATTTTGGACCAGGATAACTTGATACAGCACTACCGCTTTTTAAATTAAAAGGCTTGTGTTTATAAAATACAGCCCATATAGCCTCGCTTTCAAGTATCTGTTCTACTTTATAGGTCTCTCGGTTAGTATGTTCGAGAATGATTTTTGGTTTTGGTCTACTCATATATACGTAAATTCCTAGTTAACTACGTATATATTTATCCTTTTTTAGAAGTTTCCACCGTCAAACTTAACATCAACTTCATTAGCACTCTTGTTTATCTGTTTTAGTAATGTATGTATTTCCGCTACTGTAGACCCTAATTTAGTTGTTATTAGTGCAAGTTCTGTAACAAGTGTTCTTGCTTCTTCGATCGTTATACGTATTTCACGTTGCTGTGTTTTTTCAGCAGACGATACTCGTTGAAGAAGTTTTTGCACTGATGCTAGATTAGTTGGAATACTATTTGTTGACATTTGATAATACCTGTTTCATTTCTAAGTCAGTCTTAAAAGGACCTTTAGATTCATATCTTTGTAGTGTAATAAGTTTAGGACAAAAAGACTTAACCCAACCCTTATCAAACTTGATTACATAGTAACCTGCACAATATAAACTTTTACTATCTTTACTTTTTGTAAACAACGGAAGTTTTTGACGTATATCATACATTGCATTATGCGGAACAGTGCTTGATGCATATCCATGTACTTCTTTTGGATTTGAATTATCTGCTTCTTTAATAATTTTAGCAATAAAGAAATCGTCACCAAACTCATTTGTTACAACTTTTTTGTTCTTATAAATTTTAACACCGTCTTTGTTTTGTAATACAAATTGTGAAAACTCATCTTTTCTTAAAGTTCCAACTCGTTGTCCTTCATCTTCTACAATCCAAAACTTACCTTCAAGAACTGGTTTTGCTTTTAAAAATGTCATACTGTATACCTCGCATTTAACGGCTCAGCATATGCTTGCGCCTGATCTGAAATTTTCTTTAAGTCGTATAAGTGGCAAAACTTCATCAACCTTACACCAACTTGGCTTATATTTTTATCTGCATCAATTGCTGTTTTAATTGTGCTTTCAATCTTTTCTTTAATATCTGCAGGTTGTGCAGTAAGATCAATAATAGTTTTATTACGTTCGTAATCTTCTAGTACACGATGTTCTTCACCGTTATGATCAACCCAACGTTGTAACATTAGGTTATTCCAATTAAATCCTTTAGTTTGTCTATCTGCAAATGCTTCAACAAGACCTACTTTGTTCTTAGAGCCTTTTTTGCGTACACCTGGATATGCACTAAACACATTATCACTAGTGTCGCCACGCATACATTTCTCAAACAACATCCATTCAGCATCTACAACCTTAGGCAGTTTAGTCTTCTTGTCAATAACTAGTTCGCCTTTCTTGTCAAAGAAGCCTTCTGTTGTAGTAGTAACTTCTTGTACACCATTATAAAGTCTACAGTTAGGAGCAATTAACTGTTGAAAGTCTGTGTCAGTACTAACAATAACATGATCTGCATCTGGGTGTTGTTGTACCCAACCAGCAATTAAATCATCTGCTTCTAGCTCTTTGTGTTGTAATACAGTACAGTTAGTTTTATCTGTAACAAAATTCTTAAATGTATCAAAGGCTTCCCAGAACACAGTATCTTCTTCTTGCTGTTTTTCTGTAAGTGCATCACGAGCAACTTGTCTGTTACGCTTATAAGGCTCATAATGGTCTTTACGCCAACTACGTCCTTCTAAGCAGAACACAACATGTGTGCCGTTAAAGTCTTGCCATGCCTTCTTAATGCTGTTAAGTGTGATATGAAAAGCCATACCTAACTTAACATCTGCATCACCATTAATTACATGTCTTGCACGAAAGAATGTATTTGCTGTATCAACTATTATATGTGTCATTTTACTCATTTAGCCTTCTTTATGACATCTGGATCTATACTTCCAGTGTCTAGTGGTCCTCCGTAGTCACCATCGACTACAACGTTTGCACAAAGTTCTCGAAACCAACGATCAACAATATCTTCTTCCTTGTCACCATCAACTCCATATCCTTGTTGTTTTAATTGTACTATGAAATGGTCGTTCCAGTCAAGCTCAAAAAAGCCATTTCGAACATTTTCTTTGTTCACGTGTGTATTCAATACACCAACCCATGGTTCTTTCTTCATCGTTGCCTTTTGTTTATCACTAATTCCAGGCGCAGACACATCAGTATCAGGTTGTTTCTTACTGAACATTTTCTTTATAAAGTTCATAATTTATCCTTATGTTCCGATAGCATTACCAAACAAGTATACATGTACCCTTGCGGCTACATTATATCCACGTTCAAATGCCATCTTAGCAACTGCTCCGGCGGTTGCTGTTTGTTCTTCTTCTCTAGCACCTACTGGCATAGTCCATACAGGATAATTTACACCTTGTGCCTTAAATTGTGAGATAGCATCTTCCATCTCATCCCACTGTTGTTGTTCGGAACCTACAACAAATTTTAATTGTCCTATAGACAATTTACTATACTGTGCAACTATCTCAGGCTTAATTGCTTTCTTTGCAGTTTCACCTGCTACACTCCACAGTTTAGGACTTACACTAAAGAACAGTTCAATTTCTTTATCTGCTTCGTGATTCCAGTAATTAATAAATTCTTGTGTTAATGCTTGTGTACCATTAGTTTCAAATGTAACACTACCAGGCATATTACCCATACGCTTGAACTCACGCATAATACCAATAAACGCTTCTTGTCCATGCTTCATCAACGGCTCACCGCCTGTAACACAGAAGTGTTGTCTTTGTTGTGTAACAGGATGTAGAAACAATCCTTCTGGATTGCTATCTGTTTTAATAGTATCAATAATTTGTTGTGCTAGTTCAACAGCAGTCTTTTGACCCATTAAGTGTTTAAACTTCTTGCTCCATGTGTAACTGCTATCACAGCCTTTGTCCCATACAGGTAAATCTTCTACACGTTTTACACTTGTAGTATCGAATTTCTCAAATGGTAAATCATATGTGTCTGGATTTGTAGGATCAATCTGTCCAAAACCGTTACATTGTAAATTACACAAGAAAAAACGTATCCAAGCAGTAGGCACACCTGTGTAGTGTCCTTCACCTTGAATACTGTGAAAGATTTCGCTATAGTAATATTTCTTTTCAGTTGCTATCATTGTCTTTATTATACGCTTTCTTATTGGATTTGTCAACCTCTTTAGTAAGTGAAATGGAATCATCAAAATTGTCTGACCAAACCAAATTATCACCAATATCCCACCCCATTTGATTTAAAAGTTCGGTAGGTAACGGAAGAACCAGATTTTTTGTATCCGGATCTTCCTCTAATTTTACTTTTTGGGCTCTAGTCACCAAAATGTTTGTCCAGCATTTCTACTCTATCATGTGCAGTTGCCATTTTATCTAGCTCTTTTTGGATAGTTTCGATAATATCGCTATGCTCACCAATTCCTACAACCTGTTGCATGTATACTTCAATATTGGCTTTATGTAGATCAATTTCTGCCTCTGCATGCTTCCTTGCTGCATTGATTAATGTCTGTTTCAATGTCATAACCTTTCCTTATAGTTTTGTTTTGATGGAATTACGCCGCGAACGCCGCCTCTAGGATTCTCCGTATCGCCATCACGACGGAAAATTAAGTGAACATGTGGATAAAGACAAGTTTGACCTGCACTCTCGCCCATATTAATACCCACATTGTAACCTGTAATATTGTTATTCTCTGACTTAATGTTGTCATTACCCATAGTAAGAGCAAAATTAAAACACTTTAAAATGTTTTCTTCTGTATTTTGTCTAGGTACAACAAGTGTATGCCCTTCTGTAACAGGATAGATATCGTTATACACAACAAATTCACGTGTATCAATCTCAACTTCTTTCCAAGGAGCTCTACCATCTTGTTGTGCTATTTCTAAAGTGTCTGTCATTCTTCTAGTCCTGAAACATATTCTTCAAATTCTTCTTGTCCGTACCATGTTTTAAAATCTTCTTGAAAATCTTCGTCTTCTTGAGCATAGTGCCAAATCACATCTTGTTGATCTTGCGGAAGTCCATTAAACTCAGAACGGAAATACCCTGCTTGTTCATAAGAAGCATCTTCTCTTGCTTCTTCAGCACGACCCCAATCTTCTTCATCATCGCTATCGCCAATTTCATCTGCTTCTGACCAACTATCATATGCCATTGAATGTGCTTCTTCATGTATGTCACTGATAATAGCGTGTGCTTCTTCTTTAGTTAACATTATTCATATACTCCTTAATATACCATTCTTTAAATTCTGGATTATCGTTAAAAATAGCAACGATTTCAGGAGCAGAAATTTGTTCAGATCTAATACACACTGCTACATTTTCCCAATCTTTTTCTTCGTAAATTACTTTTATTGTCATTAAAATCCTCTACCTTTGTTAATTTGAAATATTCTAGGACCGGGTGTTGTAAATTCAAACCCCATCTTATTACCAACATAAACCCTACCGTTATATTCCATATGTATTTTATTTGTTGCTAGAAAGATATCTAAAAACTCTTTTTCTTTAAATCTATCAACTTCTGCCTCTGCTACTTTGTCATTATCTGTGCAAGTAACTGTGCATACATTATCATGTCCTGTTGGCATTAATACTCTCCTATATTTTCCCAAGGATAAACTAACCAAACGTCTTCCTCGGCTTTATTAACTTCATCACAATAGTAATTAACTAAACTAAATTCGCTTGATAAGTTTTCTGTTAATACTGCAAAGCGAACATTATCTCCCCATGCCTGATCCCATATAGGCGATTGAGGTAAACAACTAGATTTCCAATCATCTCTAATCCAGTTAAATGTTGCACCAGTATCATTTATATCATCTACAATAAGAATGTTTTTGCAATTAGTATCGTGTTTAAACTGCCCCATCTCAGGAGCATAGTCTCCACTATCATCGTAACCATAAGCATCTTCAGCCATCCACGCATTGCTTTCATTTAAATTATCACCATCACGAAGGCTTACTTTAATTGCTTCACAACGTATACCAGTCATGTTACTGATAATAGTTGCAGGAACATTACCACCACGTGTAATCCCTACAATGTAATCAGGACGCCAATTATCAGCATACATCTTGTTTACAATACTAACGCACATTTTTTCTACGTCAGCCCAACTATAATATTTCTTTTTAATCATTACGTCCTTCCAAGTATTTTTCATTATGTATCCATCTGTAACCTTCGTATTTTACCCAGCGTACAAATCCCCATTGTTTTTCTTTACGACCCATAAAGAACAAACTCCAACAAGGAATCTCTTTACCGTCTTCGTCCTTGGCTAGTTCTAACCAATGCAAGTCACTTGCTTTTCTAAAACGTAAATTACCAGGACCTCTCCATTCTTTAGTAGAGCCTACTACATTACCTTCTTGTGATATAATAGGAATATGTTCCCAATAACCGCCTTTAATAATAAATGCTCCCCAACCCCACGGATGATCATGTAATACGTCTTCATCGCTTACTAGTATTTTATGTAAAGTTATGTTGAAAGGAAAGTTTTTCCTGTCCTTTAAAAACAAATACCAACGTACTAGATATGGTATCTTTCCTGATCTATCGTATATAGTTCTTTTTCTACCTAACTTATCAAACAGTTTTAACAACATTAAAAACCTCTTCCTCTAAATTTTGGCTTTAGCAAAGAATAAATCTGTTTAACTTTTTTGTTATATTCTTCTTCATTAACACTGAGATTATTAAGATGTTGTGTCCAAATATTTCTCACATCCTCAGGAAGTTTTGGATTTGCTAAAATTAATTTTAGATTTGCTTTACGCTGTGATTGTTTCGTTTCCGAATAAGGTCCCATAATTTATTCCTTTCAATGGACAATTTTTTCTACTCATCCTTACAATGTGCGGTGTAAGATTATGTAACTTAGTCATGTCAATTAGTTTTATACCACGTAAGTTAAACATGAGTGCTTCGTTAGGTGTAAGTATTCTAATATCGTTCTGAGTCTTTTGCGGTTGAACTGCATAAACTCTTTCTTTATTTAGATCCGTCATACTGTTTCCTTATATAAGTTATCTAACTCTTGTTCACCTTGCCACATTAATTTGTAGCCAAGTTCTTTTGTGTCTTCACAAAACTCTAATAGTTTGCAAAACTCATTCTTAAAATCTTCATCTGCATGACTTCTTTCATGTTCATCAAATGTAGTCCAATAAGTTATGATTGCAATGTGATTACCTTCATCACCATAGTCACCAACTGAACCTTCCTTACTGACAAATCCAGCATACTCAAAAACTTGACCAGCAAGAAATCCTTTGTATTTGTTTTTTACTATGTTACACATTGTACCTAGATGTTCTTCAACATCTGTTAGTGTAACATCCTCTTTCAATTTTGCTACATTGTATAACATAACACTATCAAAAGGTACTTTTATATCTCCGAACATTATTTTCTCCTTGGTACATATTAAGATACCTGTATTGCTACATAGATTAAAACTCCAAGTATGCTAAAATTAATAATCATATTGATATAGTTTGGGTTTGGTGTCATACTATTTCCTCTATTATTCCTAAAACTTCTGCTAAGAACAGAACTGCTCCTGCTCCCATTAACATAAAACCGGAATCAGCAATAAAAATATC